AGGGGGAGGGTGGCGTGGACGCCACCCCCTCTTAGTCTTTCTCTTACTTCCGAGTCTGTAGTTTCTGAACCATCACTTGAACCGAAGAGTATAGGTCGGCCGGGGGCCGACCCGTGTGGGTCTCTTGTGGCGCAGGCGGAGGGGATCCTGGGAGAGCTGAACCGGCTCACTGGGATGCGCTTCCAGGCGCGGCATCCGAACGGGACCCTCACGAAGAACGGCGCGTTGGTGCTCGCGTTGCTGCGGAAGGGCTACCTGGCCGACCAACTCGCGCGCGTGGTGCGGCTCAAATGCCGTGGCTGGCTCGGCGGCGACATGGCGAAATTTCTCCGGCCCAAGACGCTCTTCGCGCCGGCGAATTTCGACCAGTACGTGGCTGGGCTGCGCGACCATGCGGTCCAGACGTCTGGACCCGCCCCACGGGGGGGCGCGACATGAGCCTACGCGGCGGGCGGCGCGTGGCGCGGATGTCGGCGCGGCCGACAGGGAGCGCGTGAATGGGAGCACGCAAAACGCGCCCGGTCTGCTCGGCGCCATCGCCGCCGCCGCAGGGCAAGGCGACGACGGAGGGCTACTGGTTCGACTACGAGGAGGCCGACCGGTATTGCGACTTCTTCGCGCAACACCTGACGCATGTCAAGGGCGAGAAGGCCGGCGCTCCGCTGATGCTGGAACCCTGGGAGCGCGAGCATCTCATCCGGCCGCTCTTCGGCTGGAAGCGCCCGGACGGCACGCGCCGCTATCGCACGGCGTACATCGAGATTCCGAAGAAGAACGGCAAGAGCACGCTCGGCTCCGGCATCGCGCTCGCCGTCGGCTTCTGCGATCACGAGCCCGGGGCGGAGATTTATTCCGCGGCGGCCGACCGGGACCAGGCGGCCATCATTTTCGACATCGGCGGCCAGATGCGCACCGCGTCCCCCGCCCTGGCCAAGCGCTCCACGCTGTTCCGCCGCTCGCTCTACATCCCGCGCTGGGGCACCGTGTGGAAGGTGCTGTCCTCGGACGTCCGGACGAAGCACGGGCTCAACGCCCATGTCAATCTCTTCGACGAGCTGCATGCCCAGCCGAACCGGGAGCTCTTCGACGCGCTCGACGGCGCGGTGGCCGCCCGCCGTCAACCCCTGAAGATTTATTTCACGACGGCCGGATTCGACCGGACGTCCATCTGCTGGGAGATGCACGACTACGCGGACAAGATCCTGCGGGGCGTGCTCCGGGACGACTATTTCCTGGCCGTCATCTACGCCGCCGACGCGAAGGACGACTGGACGGACCCGAAGACCTGGGCCAAAGCCAACCCGAATCTGGGGGTCTCCGTGAAGCTTGATTTTCTCGCGGCGGCCTGCCGGGAGGCCCAGCAGAAGCCGGCCGCGCAGAACAACTTCAAGCGGCTGCACCTGAACATCTGGACCTCCGCCGAGACGAAATGGCTGGCGCACGGGGTCTGGGACAAGAACGCCTTTCCGGCCGACGAGGAGGCGCTGGCCGGGCGGGAGTGCGTCGGGGGGCTTGACCTGGCGAACTCCATCGACATTGCGGCGTTCGTGCGCGTGTTCTTGCGGCAGTCCGTAGACGAGCCGATCAAGGTGCTGCCCACGTTCTGGATCCCCAAGGACAACATCCGGGCCCGGGTGCTGCGCGACCGCGTGCCCTACGACGCCTGGGTGCGCGACGGCTGGATCATCGCCACCGAGGGGAACGTGATCGACTTCGCCGCCATCCGCCGGGACCTGAACGCGCTGGCCGCGCGCACGTCCATCCGCGAGATTGCGTTCGACCGCTGGGGCGCGTCCAAGCTCACGACGGAGCTGACCGAGGACGGCTTCACGATGATCCAGATGGGCCAGGGGTACGCCTCGATGTCGGCGCCGATGAAGGAGCTCTACCGGATGCTCTTGAAGCGCGAGCTGGCGCACGGCGGCCATCCGGTGCTCCGCTGGATGGCGGACAACGTCATGGCGTCCATGGACGCCGCGGGCAACATCAAGCCGGACAAAGAGAAGAGCCGGGAGAAGATCGATGGCCTCGTGGCGCTGATCATGGCGATCGACCGGCTCATGCGGACCAGCGGCAGCGTCTACGAGCAGCAGGGGCTGCGGTTTTTGTGAGGGGCGGTTCGCCGGCCGCCCCTCCAGGGGGAGAGGCTCTATGAGCGAGGAGAACTACACGGTCAAGGACGTGGCGGCGTACCTGAAGCGGGCCACGCGGACGATCTACCGCTACATCGAGGAGGGGCGCTTTCCCCACGCCTTCCAGCCGCGGCGCGGGAGCGGCTGGCTCATCCCGCAGCGCGACCTCGACAAGCTCCTGGAGTCTGGACGGTCTCAGGTGCCCGGAGCTATCCGTTGACAACACCCGCGAGTAAGTTTACTCTGCGTTCACCGGGACCAGACCGGAGACAGCATCAGAAAGTGCTCGTGAACGCATGATAATCGTTCGCGGGCAACATGCCCCTGTTCAGCGGCGGGCGGCGGTCTTATCAACCGTCGCCTCTATCCGGCCTGGTCCCGGTGCCGTTGGGCAGGGGCGTTCTTTTTTACAGGCCACACGCCTGACCAGGAGGTGTGTCATGTCCGATGAGTTTATTCCTGCCCATCAAGATGAAATTCAGGATGTCCAGGAGCGTCTGCATTTCCATGGTCGCTTGCTTTTGTTGGCTAGTGAAAGCCTCTACGGGGGCATCAAAGGTCGAGAATTGCTAATCCTGGGAGAGACACTGATTGCCCTAGCCGAACGGCTTAAACATCCGAGCGCTCCTGCTTTAAAAGTAGTGCCGTGACTGCATTCCCGTCGCGCTTCGAGAGCAAATATATTCCGGTTCCGGAGAGCGGATGCTGGCTCTGGATCGGGGCGTCCGGCGCCAGCTATGGTCATTTCTATAAAAGCCGCACTCAAAAGAAAGTATTGGCTCATCGGTACGCTTACGAGATAGCTAAAGGACCCATCCCCCAGGGCTATACCATCGATCACATCTGTCGCGTGACTCTCTGCGTGAATCCGGATCATCTTGAAGCGGTCACCATACTGGAGAACATTCAACGGAGCCCATTCTATAAGAAGCGCCGGCCCCGGGTTCGTCCGTTTCTCACTCCAGCTAGCCTTCGGCCTGCCATGTCGGAAAAGCTTTACACAGTTCATGACGCATCTGAAAGGATGGGCGTTGCTGAGAGTACAATTCGCCGATACATCATGGAATCACGCTTTTCGAATGCCTTCCAACCCAAGGACGGCAGCGGGTGGCTCATCCCCCAGCGCGACCTCGACGATGCTGAAATGCCCAGGCCGACTTAAAAAATACTGTCCAAAGCCTGACATTTCCAGCCATCTGGTTCTTCTAATTTCGCCTCGTTCGGGCCACACTATATAGCGGTGAATCCTCCACGCTTCACAGGAGCGGGCCATCTTGCCGCGCGCGGGATGGCCCCTTGTTCTTCGGCGCGCCCGCGCCACCTCGTCTACACCTTCTACGATCATGATGAGCCGGAGCGGATCCGCCCGGACTTGCAGCGCGTCCTCACGGAGGCGCTCGGCAATCTCCAGGCGCGCATCCTGCCGGCGCACGGGCTCCTCATCCCACGCCTCGGAGAGTACTGGTGGAACTGACCATGGGCATTGCCGGACGCGGCGGCGGGACGCGGTTCACTGCGCCGCTGGACGCGCTGCTTCCGAGCTGCGCGTCCAGGCTTCCGCGCGGAGCACGAACCGCGCCCGCCGAAGCCTACTGGGGAGGCGCGTAAAGTGCCTTTCGCCGCGCTGAAAGGCTGTCGGGCGCCGGGCTGCCGCGGGCTCACGCGTGGGCGGTTCTGCGCGGCCCATGCCCAGGACGAGGCGGCGCCGGACGACCGCCCTTCCGCGTCGCAGCGTGGGTATGACGCATCGTGGCGCGCGCAGCGTCGGGCCTTTCTCGAGACGCATCCCGTGTGCCGGATCTGCGGCGCGTGCGCGGCGCACGTGGACCACATCACGCCGCTGGCGGCCGGCGGCGCGCTCGCCGAGCGCAATCTCCAGGCACTGTGCGCCTCCTGCCACAGCCGCAAGACCGCCGCGCGCGACGGAGGGTTCGGCAATGCGCGGGCGTAAGCCGAAGCCGACGAGGCTGAAGCTGCTGACCGGCAACCCCGGCAAGCGCAAGCTCAACGAGCGCGAGCCGACCCCGCCCGTCGAGATCCCCGATTGCCCGGAACATCTCACGGACGCGGCGAAAGTCGAATGGAACCGTCTCACGAAGGAGCTCACGGCCCTCGGCATCCTGGCGCGCGTCGACCGCGCCGCCCTGGCGGCCTACTGCATGGCTTGGGCCCGTCTGGTCAAGGCGGAGGGGCGGATCAAGAAGTCCGGAGAAATCCTCCAATCGCCGCAGGGGCCGATTCGAAACCCCTGGCTCACGGTCGCGAACAAGGCCGTGGAGCAGCTCCAGAAGATCGGCTCGGAGTTCGGGCTCACGCCCGTGTCGCGCTCGCGGATCTCTCTCGGCAGTGGCGTGGCCCCCACGGACAAGGAGGCGCGCTTCTTCGGATGAGGGCGTTCCTGGCATGGCTCAAGGGCGTGGAGGCCGCCGACTGGTTCGCGTTCGGCGGGCTCTCGGGGATCGGCGCGGGGGTCTGGCTTGAGTATGGGGCCGGCTGGAGCCTGATCGTCAACGGCGCGCTCTGTTTCGCGCTGGGCGTGTGGGCCTCCCTGCCCCCGAGGATGAAATGAGCGGCCTGGTGCGCGGCATGTTCGAGCGGCGGATGACGCTCCAGGAGCTGGACCAACTCATGGACCTGGCCGCCGCCCCGCGTTCGTCCGCCGGCGTGGACGTGACGGCGCAGTCGTCGCTGACGGTGATGGCCGTCTACGACGCCGTGCGGACGCTCGCCGAGACGCTCGCCTCGCTGCCGCTCATCCTCTACCGGCGCCTGGCCGGCGGCGGCAAGGAGCGGGCGACGGACCACTGGCTCTATCCCATCCTGCACGACCGGGCGAACCCGGAGATCACGAGCATGGAATGGCGCATGGCGTCGCAGGCGCATCTGGCGCTGCGCGGCAACGCCTATTCGGAGATCGAATGGGACCGCGGCGCCCGCGTGCGGGCGCTCTGGCCGATCCACCCGGACCGCGTGCGCGTCCGGCGGGACCTGGCCACGCGCGAGCTGGCATACGGCATCCGCGTCGGCCCGGGCGCCGACCTCGTCACGCTGCCGGCGTCGCGCGTGCTGCACGTGCGCGGGCTGTCCGGCAACGGGCTCGTCGGCTATAACCCGATCGAGCTCGCGCGCGAGGCCCTGGGGCTGTCCATCGCCACGCAGGAGTTCGGCGCCCGGCTGTTTCAGAACGGCATCCGCCCGTCCGGCGTGCTCCAGTCCGAGAAGCGCCTGTCCGACCCGGCCTATAAGCGCATGAAGGCGCAGATCAACGAGGAGCACGGGGGCCTCACGAACATGCAGCGCATGATGCTGCTGGAAGAGGGGCTGAAATGGCAGCAGACCGGGATCAACCCGGACGACGCGCAATTCCTTGAATCGCGCAAGTTCCAGGTGGTCGAGATCGCGCGGATGTTCAACATCCCCCCGCATCGGCTCAAGGACCTGGACCGCGCGACGAACAACAACATCGAGCACCAGAGCCTGGAGTTCGTCGTCTACACGATGCGGCCCATCTTCGTCAACTGGGAGCAGCGCCTCGCCATGAGCCTGCTGCCGCCCGCGGACCGGGCCACGCACTTCATGGAGTTCCTGATCGAGGGCCTGCTGCGGGGCGATTGGAAGAGCCGCTCGGAGGCGCTGCACATCATGCGCCAGGACGGGATCATCAATGCCGACGAATGGCGCGCCATCGAGAACATGAACCCGCAGCCGGACGGCCGGGGCGCGGCCTATTGGCAGCCGGTGAACATGCAGGAGGCGGGCCTGGCGCCGCCGGACATGGATGAACGGCTCGCCGCGCAGCGCCGCGATGAGATGCGCTTGGACCTGGCGGCCCGGCGGGTCGATGCCTTAGAGGCGCTGGCGGCGGCGCCGCCGGTGCCGCCCTCGCTGGCCGTTACCGTGGAACCGGCGGACCTGCGGGTTTCCCCGCAGGCCGAGATTCATTTGACAACGGTCCTGCCGAAGAACGGGCGCAAAGTTCACAAGGTGGAGCGCGACCCCGTGTCCGGCCTCATCACCACCATTTCAGCCGAAACAGTGGAGGCTTAGAACATGGCGCATGCGCGCGGAGGCCCATGGCACTCCAGTATAGCGTGACCGTCCGAAACCAAAAGCTCGACGCGGTGGAGACCGCCGCCGGGGCCTCCGCGATCCTCAAGATCCGCACGGGTGCGCCGCCGGCCGATTGCGCGGCGGCGGATACCGGGAGCGTGCTCGCAACGGTGAATCTCCCTGCCGACTGGATGGCCGCCGCCTCCGGCGGCACGAAGGCCAAGGCCGGCACCTGGCAAGATGCGGCGGCGGACGCGAGCGGCACGGCCGGGCATTTCCGCATCTACGCGAGCGATGGGGTCACGTGCCACATACAGGGCACGGTCACGATCACGGGCGGCGGCGGCGATATGACGGTGGACAACACCAACTTCGCCACTGGTCAGACCTTCACCGTGAACAGCTTCACGCTGACGGCGGGGAACGCCTGATGGGCGCGCAAGGCCATACCACGATCAACTTTGGGCCGTTCCCCGGCGCGTCTGACGCCAGCGTGGCGGTCACGGGCCAGGCCGGGATCGTGGCGGGCTCCGACGTGGAAGCGTGGATTCGCGGCGAAGCCTCCGCCGATCACTCGGCGGACGAGCATCTGTTGGAGACGATCAAAGTGCTGGCCATGGACATTGTGGCGGGGACGGGGTTCACGATCAAGGCGGTGAACACGAGCCAACTCAGCGAGCCGCTGGAGTATGTGGGGGCCGGGCAAGCCGCCACCAACGTGGTCGGCGCGCAGACCGGCGCCATCGCCCCATCGGTCGGCGGGCAGGGCACGCGGCTCTACGGCGCGTGGAACGTGTCCTGGGTGTGGAACTAAGGCACGACGATGAAACAAGACGGCGGCGCCAGAGCGGTGGAGAAGCTGATTCAGACCTACGGGTGCCTGCCCGCGACCGGCGACGGCCCCATCCTGCCGGCGTTTGACGCGAAGGCTCTGGCGCACGCGATTGAGCAGGCGATCGCCCAATCGGCGGACTACGGCTGGACGAAGGTGACGCTGCACATGGACCTGCCGGACGCCCGGCAGTTGGCGCACTTTTTGAGGCGATAGCATGGCGATTCAAATTCAAGGCAACGGCGGCACGCTCGCGGAGGTGGACGGCACGACGTTTCGCGCCCTGCGGGTCACCGCCCGCCCGGTCAACTATGGCGCGCTCGGCATGTACCGGATGGGGATGCACTCCGGCACGATGGCGGCGGCGTTGGCGGCGAACGCGGAGCTGTTCCAGTTTCGCTGGGCGGACGCGACGAACCTGGGGCTGGTGTACAAGGCGAGTCTCAGCGCCGGCGCGAACGTGGCGGCCACGGCGGCGGCGCTCGGCTCCTTCGTCATGGCGGCGGCGCGGGCCTGGACGGTCGCGGGGACGGGCGGCACGCGGGCGGTCTTGACCGGCAACATCTCGAAACTCCGCACCAGCATGGGCACGTCGCTCGTCAACGATGCGGGGATCTCCACGACGGCGGGCCTGACCGCCGGCACCAAGACCATCGACCATGCCACATCGAATATGGGGGCGGTGGCCTTTGGGATCGGCACCGGGGCGATCACGACGGCGCTCGATCTGACGTTCCTGCCGCAGACGGCGTTGTTCGATGCGGCCGGCGAAGGGATGCACCCGCTGATTTTGGCCCAGAATGAAGGGTTCATCATCCGCAACGGCGCGGTGGCGTTCCCGGCGGCGATGACGTGGGTGTTTGCGGTCAATGTGCTCTGGGCGGAAGCGGCGGCGTTCTGACACAGGAGGACATGGATGGCGACCTCAGGCAATCTCATCGTGGCGCAAACGATCGTGCAGCTCACGGACGGCATCCCCGAATATCTGACGACCTATACGTTGAAAAAACCCGCCCCGAACGGCAACACGAACGGCGGGATCGTCACGCCGGTCGTCGGCATCACGGAGAGCGCGTTCAACCTGATGGTGCAGCAAGCGGTGGCCGATAAAGCCAACGCAGAGTCGGAGAACACCGAGGACTTCACCTCCGCCGATGTCTTTGGGGGGAGGATTTGACCATGCCACACACGACCGCGCGCGTCTTTGCGCGAGTGATGGATTGGGCGGATCCATCCGGGGCGCCCGCGCCCGGCACGGAGCAGATCCGGGTGGAATGGGCGCTCTTGGACGGCGTGCGCCAGCAGGGCAAGTTCGTGGCGACGTTCACGCTGACCACGAAGCATCGGCTGGCCAATGATCTCGTGGACGCGCTGGTGGCGTATCTGAACGGGCTGTTCCCTGCGGCTGACTTCCGCGAGCGGGACGTGATTTTGTGGGGGGCGTAAATGGAGCCTGCGGTGTGCTGACATGAGCCTGCTCATCGCATTGCAGGGCGGCGCCGCCTCAATCACCGGCGAGGCCGCGATCACTGAAGCGGGCGATACCCTCGCCGCCGCGTCCGCCCTGGCGCTGACCGCGGGCGGCGCGCTCAGCGAGGCGGGCGACACACTCGCCGTGGCCTCCGCGCTCGCGCTCGTGGGCGATCTGGCGGTCACGGAATCGGGCGATGCGCTGAGCGGCGATGCGGTGCTGGCGCTGGTGGCCGAGGCGGCGATCAGCGAATCGGGCGACACACTCGCCGGGGCCTCCGCGCTTGCGCTCGTGGGCGATCTGGCGGTCCCGGAGGGCGCCGACGCGATGGGCTCGGAGACAACGAGCCCCTGGCGTCCCACCGGCGGATCCGCGTCTTCGCCCCGGCCCCGGCGGCGCGTGCCACGCATGCCCCGATCGCCTCGGCGCGAGCCGGAACCCCTGGCGCCCCTGAGCGCGAAACTGGACCTTCTCGAGGCCTCGGATCGTATGCATGCCGTGGGGTCGCTCTCCCTCAGTGGCGAGATCAGTGGGATCGAGGATGCCGATGCGTTGCAGGCCGGAGCGCAGCCCTGGCGGGAACGATTGCAATTCGAGGATGAGGAATTGACGGTGCTGATCGCCGCCCTTGAGAGTTACGCGAACGCGGCGCCTGAACTGGAGGAATCCCATGCCTGACATCGTGAAGTTGCGGCCGACGGGGAACGTGGAGCGCCGCTATCTCACCGAGGGCGCGGAGGTGCGTCTCGATGGCGCCGGCGAGAAAAAGCAGATCGCCGGCTACGCGGCGGTGTTCAACGCCGAGGCCCAGATCATGCCGGGATTTCGGGAGATTGTGCGATCGGGCGCCTTCAAAAAGACGCTGCGCGAATCGGACATCCGCGCGCTGCTGAACCACGATCCGAACTTTGTGTTGGGGCGCAAGCAGGCCGGCACGCTCAAGCTCTGGGAGGACGAGAAGGGCCTGGGCTATCGGATCGACCCGCCGGCCACGAGCTATGCCGACGACCTCCTGGTGTCGATCGCGCGCGGGGACATCAGCCAGTCGAGCTTCGGCTTTCGCGTGGTGAAGGACCGCTGGACGGAGGATGTGGAAAAGAAGACGGTCCTGCGCGAGCTGCTGGAGGTGAAGCTCTTCGATGTCTCTCCGGTGACATTCCCGGCTTACTCGCAGACGGAGGTTCATGTGCGCGCGCTGGTGGAGTCGCTCCTGCTCAAGGCCGAGACCCCGACCGAGATCGACGATGAGGAGCGGCGGGCCATGCGCGCCGCGCTGGAACTGCTGATGAAGCATTACGCCTTGGAGCCGGGTGTCACCCACTCCGGGGCCCGCACGG